GAAGTACCAGCAGATCCAGATGTCGCCCGAGGACATGCAGTTTTTTACCCTGATGAAGTGGGGGCGGCAAACCATTCTTGCTCGGTATGGGGTTCCGCCGGCAGTGGCCGGGGTGTACGACGAGGGTAGTGCTCTATCGGGGAAAGACACCGGCGAGCAGATGCGGAACTTCTGGGAGGGCACGATCTACCCGCTGCTTCGGTTCTTTGAGGACAAGCTCGATACTGAGTTTTTCTCCCGGTACGGGTTTGCGGAGATCGGGCGCTTCAACATCGATCATATCTCGGAGCTGCAGGAAGACCGGAATGCACTCTCCGAGCGGCAACGGGCCGACGTCGCCGCGGGGCTCAGGACAATCAACGAGGTTCGATCAGATCGCGGGGAGGATCCGGTTCCGTGGGGCGACACGTGGTGGATGCCGCTTTTGCTACAGCCGGTCTCCGACTACGATGCCGCGCCTGATCCCATCGAGAGCGAGCCTATCAAGTACTGGGATGCGACGGTAACGGTCGCGGCGATGCTCGAGCACAAAGCGTCGTGGACGCCCGAGTACAAGGACATGCACTGGAAGCGGGTCACGCGGACATGGGCAAAGGTGGAGGCGCAGTATCGGAAGGAGTTGCAGGATTGGGTATTCGCGATTCGCGCGCGGACGCTGAATATCGCGAGTCGGGAGAAGCGGGGCAAGGCTCCGTCTGCAGCCGTGATAGACGAGATACTCGACGAGGGCTGGTGGGCTGCGGCGGAGTCGGAGTTGCGAACGCTTACCGCCAAGCGATATCGGGAGGCGATCGCTGCTACTGAGCCCCACGTGCGTGATGTGCTGTCGGCCGCGGGAGTGGCGCAAAGCGCGTCGTGGTCGATTTTCAACACGCGTGCGGTGGAAATGCTGAACGCTCGGTTGGAGAAGATCGGACGCATCACCGAGACCATCCGCAACGACACGCGTGATGTGCTCAAGCGGGCGGTAACCGACGGGCTCACCGACGCCGAGGCCGCCGAGAAGTTGGGCACGCTGTACAACCAAGCCAAGGTCCGGTGCAACACCATAGCGCGGACCGAGATTGGCGGGGTGGTCAATGACGCCGAGATCGCGAGTTACCTTGATTCCGGGTTTGAGTATCATTCGTGGCTCGACTCGCGCGATGCCGATGTCAGGCCGAGCCATCAGATATCGGAGACGGTGCGCATCGGCGAACCGTTTTCCAACGGGCTACGATGGCCGCACGACGAAACGGCTCCGGTTGAAGAGGTCGTGAATTGCAGATGCTTAACACTACCCGAGAAAGGGGAGGCTTAACATGAACGTACTGTTCAAAGGCGCAGCGGGATACGAGCCGCACGAGGTCACCGAGCAGGAGTTGGTAGCGTGGTTCGAGGAGCACACGAAGGACGGAAGAGTCGAAGAGGACATCGTGATGTTTCACGACGCAGAGCTCAAGGCGGACGGCTCACGGGTGCGGTTTGTTTTTAGCGACGGCTCGATGGATTCGGACTTCGAGCGCATCGACCCCACGGGGTGGAAACTCAACGGCTACCGGAAGAATCCCATCGTGCTGTGGTCGCATGATTGGATGCGGCCGGCCATCGGGCGGAGCGAGAAGGTCAAGGGCTCCGACAAGGATCTTACGGGTAGCGTCGTGTTCGACGAGTCGGGACTCGACCCGTTTGCGATGATGATTGCGAGCAAGGTCAAGAGCGGGATCATCACCAAGGGCTCGGTCGGATTCAAGCCCCTGAGGATCGAGCTCATCGACGACAAGAAAGACCCGACGCGGCTGGTGCACCGGGAGCAGGAGCTCATGGAGTTCTCGATCGTCAACATCCCCGCAAACATCAACGCGGGCGTGGTGGAGGATAGCGCGGACGATAGTGAGATACTTGCACGGAGCCACATATTCGCGTATGCTGATACTGAGCAGGAGCGCAAGACCAGCGCGGAGGACCATCCCAGTCCCGACCCCGTTGACAAGCCCAGTCAACTGAGTGGCCTGTTCGGATCACCGAAACACATAGGAGATATGTTTACCCATGAAAACTGAAATCAAGAGCGAACAGGATGTCAACGAGTTCGCCAAGGAAGCCAACGCGGAAGTAACCGCGCTGAAGGCCGCGAACGTCGAGAAGGACACGAAGCTCGCCGATGTCGATGCGCAGCTCAAGTCGATGGCCGAGAAGTTCAAGACCATCCAGGTCCAGCTCAAGGACGCTCTTTCGATCGAGCGTGACGACAGCGAAGAGGCGAAGCTCTACAAGCTCGGCTCGTTCGTCAAGGCGCTCTACCGCAAGGACGGCGGTGAGGCCAACCGGCTCGGCGGTATCCCGACCATCAACTCGGAGACCGAGGGATTCAAGGTGCGTCCGGGATTCGAGGCTCGGTACAAGGCGCTCCACGACCGCTTCTGGTTGAAGGCGGCGCTTTCCTCAGACCCGATGACCTCGGACGACAGCGACGACTCGGACTTCTTCGGGTCATACCTCGTGCCTGTGGACATCCTGCCGGAGGTGATGCGGATAGCCGAGGAAGCCTCGGCGATGATGAGTCTCGTGACCTCGCGACCGGTGCGGGGTATCACGACCACGGTGCCGACCACGACCGATGCCCTCACCTTCACCCGGCTTACCGATCAGGAGACCGCAGCGACCGAGGACACGTGGACCTGGACCAAGGCGACGCTCACCGTCTACGACTACGCGACGTGGATCGCGATTACCGAGGACATGGATCAGGATTCGCTGATCGCCCTCGGAGCGTTCATCCGCGCGATGGTCGGCGAGGCGTGGGGGACGAAGTTCGATACCCTGGCGCTGTCCGACTCCACTACCGGAGCCATGGCCGCGAGCGGGATCAACCAGGTGACCATGGGCGCCGGGGATGTTGCGTTCTCGAGCCTGACCACCGACTACCTCGACCAGATGATCACCGAGCTCACGACTCGTGGGAAGCGTCGGGGTGCGCGGTTCTTCATGTCGCCCTCGGTGTGGGACTACCCCGCCAACGAGGTCGACGACAACGGCAACTACAAGATCCGCCGGTTCTCCGACGCGGAGCCGCTCCAGGTTCGGGGATATCCTGTCACGCTCACCGACGGGATGCCCGACATCAGCGACAGCGCCGTGTCCACCGACTTCGTGGCATTCGGAAACCCGACGTACATCCTCAACGGCAACCGGCTCGGGCTCGAGTTCAGGATCTACGACCAGACCGAGTCAAGTATGAAGTACTCGCAGATATACCTGCGGGCTCGCGTTCGGCAGGCGTTCACTCTCGCCATCCCGAGCGCGTGGTCGAAGCTCACCACGGCGGCTGTGTAAGCCCTAAACCAATAGGAGGTTTATTGTGGGAAGCAATGCGTATGTAAGGGCAGTCGGGTCGCTCGGCTACAAGACTGAGGCGGCGGATACTGCGATCGTCCAGAACATCCCGGCTCGATCGGGAGAGCGGATATCTATTCGCGCCTTCGCATTTACTTGCGGAGCGACGGCTGGGAGTGCGTACTTCATGTCGCCCTTGGGATCGTCCACGATCACCACGGCGGTGGCGTCGGGCGCAACGACCGGGTTTGTGGCGACCGCAGAGCCGCAAACTGCGGCAAACCCGCTTGCCTCGGGTGACTATATCGCCATCCAGAAAACCAATGGCGATTGGTATTTCGGGATCGTGGCGACTGGCCTGTTCACCGGGTTCTCCGTCACGGCGGCCGCTGGATCTCCGGGGGCTATCTCTGCGGGAGCGTCCATCTACGGATTCGGGATTGCGACCGACTCCGGGCACATGCGGGTACTGCTGACGGTATCGGTGCAGACCGCGCGCAACAGCGAGGGCGGTGGGCTGATCTACGGCGGAGGTAAGGGGGAGCCGATGGTCGTCTACCACGCCAACGACGCGGCGGCTGCAGGGTCTCAGGACTACGTAGTCTTCGACTACATCAACAAGTAACGGAGTTGGGGGCGGGCTTCGGCTCGCCCCTTCCGGGAGAATCGAATGAAGGTGAAACGAGCGATATCGGTCGTGTACGACGGGAAAGAGATCAGACTCAAAGCGGGGGATGCAGTGCCCGAGCATCTGCTCGAGCGCATCCCGGCTGAGTACCTCACCGAGAAGTACGCCGATAAGGTCGTGAGGTCGGCGAAGTAAAAGTGTCCTACACCGCAGCGATAGATACAGTCAACACGCTCCTCAGCGCAACGCTCCTTGAGATCAAATCGTTTCTTGGGGTTGCGGAGGCCGACACGTCAGAGGACAACACGATCACGGATCTCGTCAACGAGGTCTCGTGGTCGTTCAACCGGGAGTGTGGGAGGCTGTTTTTGTCGCGAGCGGTGACGGAGTACTTCAGCGGCGGCGGTCGGGTCTTGTGGCTGCGTAATCCTCCGGTAACGGGGGTGTCGATCTTCCAGGACTCTGAGCGGGAGTTTGCGGCTTCGACCGAGATCGATGACGGCGACTATGACGTGGACCCGACAAACGGGCGCGTGGAGTACATCGCGGGGGTTTTCCTCAGTGGGCAGCGGATCATCAAGGCGACCTATACCGGGGGATACGCTGACAGCGCGATCCCGTTGGATCTGAGGACGGCTGCAAAAGTCCGGCTATCACGGCTCTACAAGCTGCAGGAGACGGGGGCGTTCGGCACGACATCGCGCTCGGATGACCAAAGCGGACAGACCGGGTACAGGCACGAGCCGTTACCGATCGAGGTTGCGGCTATCAACAAGTACCGATTGTATCGGGGCATTGCATGACGCTTGAGGAACACGCGGCATCGATACGCGCGATGCAGGACCAGATGCCGGACGCGGTCGAGCGAGCGATGAGGCGCGTAGCGATACTCATGATCTCCGACTCGAGGCGCAAGCACTTGCGTGGGCCGAAGATGCCGCGGGGCGTGAGCGGCGGGTTCGACCGCTCAACGCTCGCGTCGAAGCACGGGTTGATCATGCGCATAACGGCGAGGTTCACCCGCACGGCGATAGGGGTGACCGGCGAGATAGGGACCAACCTGACCAACGAGGGCTATTCGTACCCGCGAGCGCATGAGTACGGGATCGGTCGCATGCCGGAGCGTCCGTGGCTGCGGCCGGCCATCGCGGGCAGGCAGGATGAGCTCAATGATGAGATTATCGCGGAGACCATGAAGACCTTGGGACCGAACTACCGATGAGCGTATCAAGCGTCAGGAAGTCGGTGATGGACCGGGTGCTCGCGGCACTCGAGACCATCACGGAGGCAAACGGCTACAACACGACGGTGGGGTCGGTATCCGAAACGCTTAAACAGTACGACCAGATCCCATCGAAAGAGATCCCGTGCCTCATGCCGATCGATGCGGACGAGGTCAGGGGATGGGAGGCGATTTCGGGGCTTGACCTGCGAGCGGAGCTGACGGCAATTATATCGTGCGTCATAAAATCGGGGATGACAAACATCATCGACCGCGGGAACTGTGAGTCGGCGACAGCTCCGATGATGCTCGGCGAGAGCGAGCCGAGCTTGGTGCAATGCACTTTTGCACGCTCGTCTGACTTTGCGCGGAGCGGAACCTACTCATATAAGCTCACTAAGACTATCGCCGCTGGTACGGCGGCGCTTGCTCGACAAACCGACAACGGGACGAACACCGACATGCACGGGGTTGTCCCCGGCGAGATGCTCGATATCGAGTGCTACGTCTATATCCCTACGGCAAGCGGGATAGCAGCGGCTGAGGTGTCGATACAGGCGCAGTACTACGATGGGGCTTGGATATCGCTTGCCACAGCGGACGCGGCGTCGGAGCTCGACGAGTGGGAACGGCTTGCGATATCGGGGATCGTGCCGACGACGGCGACCGGCTTTCAGCTGCGGCTCGAGGTAGAATCCACAGCCGCCCTCAACGAATATTTCTACGTCGATGACCTCCGAGTCGCGCGGCGTAGTATGAGGACGGAACGGCTGGGGCTCATGGTCGACATCGAGAAGTGCCTGTTGAATGATTCAGCGCTCAATGACCTGATCATCGACATCGAACCGATGAACATCATCACGGACAAAGGGACGATCCCCAACTACTCGGTGTGGGATCAGTCCTACAAAATCACGTATTTCTACTCAAGCGCAAACGGAGGATAGCATGGCTGTAATCAAAAAGCACACCGAAGGGAACATGAAGGTCAACTCGATCGAGATCGGCGAGACGGTCTCGGTCACTCTGACTCTCACGCTCAACACGGCGGACACGACAAAAATAGGATCAAGCTGGGAGGATGCCATCGCCCTGCACAAGGGCTGGGAGATGGCGGTGTCGTGCAACTACTCGCCGTTGGATACCGGGCAAGCGGTCATCGTGGGGGCGTCGGTCGGCACCTCTGACGGGTTGACAGGTATCAGCTTATTCGAGGCCACGAGCGGTGACTACACCGCGACCGCGGGGATCCTCACTGCCTACTCGGTTACGAAGGCGGTCGGGTCTCCCGACAAGCTCACCTTCTCCATCCGTGGCAAGTCGCCCCTCGCCCGCACCGCCGGATCTACCTAATGGCCGAGTCCTTCGACGTACCGATCGGGCCGCTTGAGTGGGACATCACGTGCAAGTTCGGCGGCGGTAAGGTGAAGGCGCATCTGCGACAGCTCACGAGCGAGGAAGAGGATTCCTGCTTCGAGTACAGCACCGCTAAGACGATTCGCCTGAACAAAAGCCGATACGTGCGCCTCGGGTGCATGTCGGTTGCGGGGCTCACGGTAAACGGGAAGCCGATTACCAGCGGCGAAGAGGTAAGCGATTCACCTGGGCTTTTTGTTCTGCTCGCCGAGCTGTTCGTCGCGATCCAGAAGGGCTCGGATCTGAGCGAGGCTGAAACAAAAAACTCGTAAGGGGCTTCCGTCTGATTCATGCCGGTACCGACGCGGAGTCCCTATGTGAGAAAGTGCGAGGCCGTTGCACCGGAAAGAGCCGCCTCCCATGGCAGGAAGAGCAGGGGGTGTATATCGATATCTGCCCGGCGGTGATCATCCAGGGGATGACGAGGGCCTACAATATGTGGGCGGGGGTGAAAGATTTCGGTGCGCTTCCGGTGAGTGGAGGGGTTATGCAGCAACCGGCGCGGTGGATGAAAATTATCCGGATATGTGAGAGCGAAAGAAACAGGCGGGTGGAGTCTGCTGATAGCGGGGCGTTCGACGCGGCCTTGGGAGGATAGATGGCACTGTCGAAACAAGGCGATGTCTACGTAAATATCCACTCGAAGACCTCAGGCAGCGTAGGGTCGCTCATGAAGTACTCCGCTGCGGTGGCAGCGGCTACTGCGGCTATAGCCAAGTTTTTTACCGGGGTCAACAAGCTGATCGCGGAGAACACCGAGGCCATGCATTCAAGCGCGAGATTGGCGGCGGCTCTCAAGGCCACGGGAAACGCAGTAGGGATATCTGCAGATGAGATGGCGCGCATGTCAGGGGAGATGGAATCGCTCCTGGCCATAGACGGCGATCTCATTACGAACGCGCAAGGTCTGATGGTCACCTTCACGCAGATAGGGAAAGAGGTATTTCCCGACGCGATCAAGGCGGCCGCCGATATGTCGGCGATGTTCGGTCAGGACTTGCAGCAATCGGTGATTTCACTCGGTACTGCGCTTAACGATCCCATACAGGGGATCGGTAGATTACGACGGATCGGCGTATCCTTTACCGAGTCGCAAAAGCAATCGATAGCGGCCTTCATGGCGCAGAACGATGTGATGTCTGCGCAGAAGGTTATCCTTAACGAGCTTACTCGGGAGTTTGGCGGAGTCGCGGAGGCGATGGCCGGGGTTGATTCGCAAAACAAACAGTTCAGAATCGTCATGGCGAATCTGAGAGAGGAAGGTGGGCGGCTTCTACGGGATTGGCTTGACCCGACGCTTGCTATTCTGACGATATGGGGAAACAAGATACTCGGACTTTCAAAGAACATCAGGCTGTGGAGGGATGACGTAGAGGATCTTGGGGTTGCATTCTCAGAGCTTGAGTTTGGCGACACGGCTACCGTCAAGCACATAACGGAAATGGTAGCCGCGTACCGGGCGGAAATAGCGAAAGGCGGCGCGGCGCTCGCGGAGAACCGTAGATATTTGGCGGCGTGGCTTGAGGAGGCTGTGTTGTTCAACGCGCTACCGGCAGAGGTTGCGGTTTACAACGAGGCCATGCGGAAGGCGATCGAGTTACAGGAAGAGTTTTTAACGCCTGAGACGACGCTACAGGACCAGATCGTGGAACTCGGGCTGCTGCGAAATCAGCTACGCGAACTCGGCTTTGACACGACCTATGTACAAGACGTCATAAACGCGCTGGACGACCTCGAAGAGCCGATAGACAAGGGATCGAGCAAGCTCAAGGAGATGGCGCAGACTCACAAGAACGCTACGATCGCTGCGTTTGACTACGGAGACCAGATCAAGCGCAACATCGAGATTATTAACGAGATGACGGATGCGCTCGCTCCGAATCTTGTGCTACTCGCGGCGGGTGCTGATGTTGCATACGGGGCACTCGAAAAGGCCGGCGGCCCGCTTAAGGCTATGTGGACGTTGGCCAAGGACGATATCTGGCAGAACATGACCGGGTTTATCGAGGCGTGGGGCGCGTCGTTTGTGGACATCGAGTCGGGGGCGGAGCTCGCCAAGGACGCGCTCAAGGGCATGGCGATAGCGGGGCTGCGAGCGATCGGCGAGTACTTGACTGCGCAGGCAGCGCTGTACGGGGCGATGGTGCTCGCGGGTGATCTGACGAAGATCCCGGCCCTTGGGGCTGCGGGTGGTGGAGCCATAGCCGCATATGCTGCAGCCGGTGCTGTGGCTACCCTCGGTGATGGCGGGATAGTGACGAGGCCGACGCTGGCGCTCATCGGTGAGCGTGGCCCTGAGGCTGTGGTACCCCTGAGTGGCGGCGGTGGCTACGGGGGGACTGTCATCAACATCAACGCCGGGTCTGTGATCCATCAAATGCAATTGGAGAATATGATCGCCTCTATCGCGCGGCGGGTGGCTCGGTGAGTATCAGGTCTATTGGGTCGGCGTGGCGCACAAACCAGACGACCGGCGACCCTGGGGCTCGGGATGACCGGGTGCTGATAGGTTTCCGCAATCGGATGTATCCGGACATAGCCCGAGATACGCGCAATTACGTTGACCGCGCGGATTGCGAGTCCACTACAGAGCCGACGCTACGGGGCGAGGCGAACGATATCAATAGCAATACCACGTTTGCGCGTTCCGCTGTGGTCGCGCACGGTGGTGAGTACTCGATGTTGCTTACCAAGACGGCCGCGGCAGGCACCGAGGGCTATACCGCGATACAGGACGGGGTGCTCACTACCGACATGCACGGGTTTGTAGCCGGTGAGACCATCGAGGCTGCGGCATGGGTGTATGTGCCTGCTACCGGCGGGCCTGCGGTGACAGAGGTTACTTTCCGGCTGCAACAATACTATGGGGCGGCGTGGAACGCGACTACGCTCGGGACCGCGAGCGAGCAGGATGCGTGGCACAAGCTCTCGGCGCGGGTGACGCTGAACGATGCGTGTGCTGCGGCTCGCTTCGAGGTCGTGGTGGCTTCGACGGCCGAGAATGCGGAGATATGCTACTGGGACAACTTTGACATTCGTCGCTACGCCTCATTCACCCTTGCCCGCGAGGACAACCTGATCGACAGGGGGAACTGCGAAAGCGTGACGGCGCCCGCGATAAACGGCACGACTCCTGCGGCTGCGAGCAACTGCACATGGGCTCGCTCGTCCGACTTCGCGCGAAGCGGCGACTACGCCTACCTCCTTACGAAAACGATAGCCGCAGGAACTGCCGGGTTTGTATTTGTCTCCCCGTCTCAGACGACAAACATGGTCGGATTCAAGTGCGGCGAGACAGTAGAATTCTCAGCGTATGCATACGTCCCGACGGCTTCCGGAATTGCGCTAAGCGAGTGCGGCTTCCAGGTCGAAGAGTATGATGCAAGCGTGGCGGCGTGGTCGGCTCTATTGACTGTAACCGCAGCAGCGGGGGCGCTTGATTCGTGGGTTCATATATCGGGTACGTTTACGATCCCATCTGACGATGTGACAGGGATTAGATTGTATTTCTACGCTGCCTCCACCGCCGCTCTCAACGAGTACTTCTACGTCGACGACATCAAGGTCTCACGGCACTCGGTCCCCGGTTCGCACTACCTCAGCGGCGGGTACACCGAGCATCTGTGCCCGCTCACCGAGACCGGGACGTTGCGCATCAAGTTCAGCCCGACGTTCGCGTATGACACGGCGGTTGTTACGCAAAGGTTATTCGGGTGGACCGGGGGTGTGAATAGATACTTCTACGCAATATACGAGGTCGCCTCAGATAAGTTCGGAATCTTCTTCAACGACCTCGGGACGGTCCAAGGTCTGTATTCCGCGCGGTACGACGACGGCACAAGCTTCCGCAATATCAATCAGTGGATAGAGCTCGTAGTTGCGTGGGATCTCTCAACCGGGACGACGGCCGGTAGCTCGCTATGGCTCAATAAGACGCAGGATGATACTACGTGGACGGGCGCAATCGCTGCTTTCGCGACGAGCTTCAACAAGCTTCAACTCCGCGCGTTCGTAGGGACCATGGGCGGATACGATATTGCTTATGCAGAGTACTTCCCGAACTACGTCGTGACCGACGCCGAGGTGCAATCCGACTTTGCGAGCGTGACCTGCGATCGGATCCACTTCCCGATGGACGGACACGCGACCGGAACTGAGCGATGCGACGTGACGAGATTCGTGCAGAACATCGGAATCGAGAAAGCAATCGCCGACGATAGCACGGGCAAGCTGTGCGCAAATCGACTCGCACTACAGGCGCTTAACTTCAACGGCGAGTTTTCCGACGATCAGTATGCGGCATACAATCCAGAGCTCGACCAATTTAACGGGACCGCATCGCAACGGTACCTTCGGGATAACTGCCGTCTGTGGGTAGAGTCGTGGCACGGGTCGGACTTTGACAGCGAGTTCTCGGGGCACATCAGAGAAGGGTTCCGGCGCAACTCGCCGATGACCACTGCCTCGGTTGCGACTGTGGGCGCAACTGATCACGCCGGAGCGCTAGCTGCAATCAGGACCGAGGTAGCGCGGATATGGGAGGCGTGTAACCTCGTCGACGATATCGAGATCAACTCGCTCTTGCATCTCATGCTCCGCGAAGGCTTCCCGCGCGTGAGGCAGTACCTTGCCAACAACTCATTTGAGGATGCGACGATCACGGACTCCTGGGCGGCAAGCGGCGGGACATGGAGTAGACAGGCCGCGCCGCTTTTCGGCACGTATTGCGGTCGGCTTGTGCCAGGAGCTGGAACACAATACGTCTATCAGATCATGACGTTCACCGGGACGAAAAAGCTAAACGTTGGCGATACCTATACCTTCGCGGTGTACCTGCTTTCATCTGCTGCTGCCACGGGGGCGAACAACTGGATTCGCTTGCAGGAGGCCGACAGCGGTGGAGCAAACGATTCGACCGATTACGCCTACTCGCTGGCCGGCGGCGAGGGATGGGTACGATGCGACGTCACGCATACCGTGACCGATGCTGATAGCGATCGGCTGTACGTCTACGTGTCTGCTGCGGCCGGCGATACGGTAGACATCGACGGAGCGATGCTTATCGAGGGGACCGAGATGATGCAGGTGTTCCGCGAGTCGTCTATCAGGTTCGACGACACGGCTGCAAGCGGGACCGTGAGCGCCGCTGACGCAGACGAAATAGGATGGGACGTGCACGGGTTCGACATCGAGGAAGTCAGCTACGAGCACGAGTGGAAACTCCTGGTGCCTGGGTCGAATCTGTGGAGCGCGATCGCTTCATTCTGTTCCGAGGCGCTCGAGCCCATCGAAGCGGGATTTGACGAGTCGGGGACGTTCCGGCTGCGCACGGTACTCGCAAGCGGCTATGCGGATCAGGTGCCGATGCTCTCCCTCGACGACACCGAGATCATGACGCCGCTCGGGGTCGATGTGCTTCCCGCGTTTAACACATTTCGCGGGATCGGATACTACATTTATAAGCACCTATCGTATCATACGCTATGGGATGCGCGGGCTGCGGATTTGTTTACGCTCGATACGGGCGGTAACTTTATGGATCAGCCGGTACTAAACGGGGCAACGTGGCCTGCGATATCAGGCACTGGAGAGTTCGTGGCAAAGTTCGGCGACACGAAATACAAGATCCCGGAGGCGGCCGAGGCTGAAGACGATCCCGACGACGAGAAGCAAGCCGAACTCACGCCGTGGCAGAAGTTTTGGGACTTCATGATGGGGCCTTTCATAAACTTCTCATACGACGAAGTGTCAAATACGTGGACGAGGGATAAGCGATGAGGGTAACCTTTGGCCCTATAAGCCCTGGGCGCGGACCTACCCCGCGCCTGGTGATACACAAGGACGAGGATCTCATTGGGATCGCCTCGCCTGACCTTATCCACATGTCCGACACATCCGCCGGGACTGCGGAAAGCGGGCTCACCGAAACCACATTCGATACCGTCTCTGATCCCGGGTCGGCGCGTATCCTCCTAACCAACTCCACCGGCGCAACGGTGAACCTGCGCTCGGCGATCATCCGGGGTTACCCTGTACTGCGTAAGCAAGCCTACGTGCACGACGCCTTTGTCAACCGAGGCGACATCGCCAAGAACGGACCGAGGACGATGACGTTCGGGGGGCCGGATGTAGTTGTCGCCGATCAGCTCAACAAGATCGCGGAGCACAAGTGGAAGGAGCACGGGCAGGCGCGGCACGTCTACTCGATAACAGTCCCGGGAACCTGGCATTGGGTGTATCCGGGGGAGCGCGTGCATATCACCGCCGGAAGCGCCGGGATGGCGGAATACATCGACTCATTCGCCACAGTAGCATCGGTGCGTACGTTCCTCGGGAAAGAGATTGTGACGGTGATGATCGTCTACGAGAC